TTGGTTTTGTTGGCTAGTTTTAAATGAAAACGACCCCGCCGATAATCGGTTCGCTCAGTTCGTCAAGCACGGTGCCCGAAATGGTTACTGTACTCTGGGCAAAAGCCTGCCCGGCGAACAGCAACGACATTATGAGCAACCCCATGATTACTGAAAGCTTTTTCATGATAGCATGTTGCGTGTTAAATGTGATTGTGAAGGTTTTAATTGTATTAGATTTCGCTGATTGATTGGTCTGTGTCTTCTTTATTCAGGAGTGCGGAAGATACATAGGAGAGTTGACAGAGACTGAGGAGGAGATTAAGGTTGTTCCGATAAGCTATACATTATGTTTGTGCAGGCAAATTTATGCAAAATTTGCGGAATATCCTTGTAGCTTCCTGTATTTCTTGAATTTCAGAGGGCTTAAATTTCCGCTCCGACAATTTTGCGGAAACTTTTTTACTATTTATTGATGTCTCTCATATCTCCGATATTGAGCCTTAAATGAATCGTGCGTATTATTCTTTCTATCTTCAATAGTAAATGAGTTGAATGTCTCCACCAAGTCAATTATATCTTGTTCAGAACTATTGTCAACTATCTGATACCATCTGATTCTTCCTGAATACCATTCATCATAGTCTGACAATCTGAAATCCTTGTCAGTAATAGTCCAGGTGGCACCATTCAATTTTTGTAATTGTGCCGCTTCAAGATATTGAGAGTGGTTGATGAACCATTCGCGAAAGTCTTGGCTATCATTGTGGAGGCCATAATATGATTCATCATATACAATCTCCCACGGGCCAGTGTATTCCGGTTCCGGCTCATCATCTGACGAGCACGCCGAGAGTATAAGCACCACGAAGAGTGCCGAGAGTTTTAGTAGTTTGTTCATACCTATTTCGTTGAGAGTTGTGCTTCGAGTAGTTTGATGCGCTCCGAGAGGACCGCGATAGTTTCATTTTTCAGGTTGATTGTGTCCTGGAGGGTCGCGATAGTGTCAACGAGTTTGTTGATACGTTCCAGTTCTGCCGAGTTGGGTTGCTCGCTGTTGAACATCTCACCGGTTCCACGCATCAGCCATTCCGCTGATATCTGTGGGTTCATTTCGAGAATTGCCGCAACTGTTTGAAGCGACAATTCTCGCATACCGTTAAGCTGATTGCTCAGAGTATTTTGTCTGAGTCCGCATCTGAGTGCAAACGCACGAGTGGAGGAACCCATTCGTGTGATTAGTTGCTTGATTCGTGATACCATTTGTTAAAAAATCCTAAATGAGATTATTATTTCAGTTTTACGCTTGCATATAATCTCAAACGAGATTAACTTTGCAGCATCAATCAATCAATACCACAAAGGTAACGATTTTGATTGAGATAACAGCGACTAAAACGAAATAAAACGACAAGCTATGACAGCGAAAATCAACGGAAAAGAAATCAGCGCTCCCATTTGGGGTGGCTGTTGTCTTGCTCTCTTGACAACGTGGAGTGAGATTAAGAAACTCGGCTTCAAGAAGCGTGACCGCTCCTTTGGCTTTATCAGGGACGCAAACGGAAGACCTATCCAAGCTCTCTACTTCTATGCAGTAAAGCATTGTTGCTCTCTCGGATAAACAACTTGTAGAGTGCCGCTACAAGTTGTACGTCACCACTGAAACTCTTGACGAAATCTCGGACTAATCAATTCAACTCAATATGGAAACTCATGTAGAAAAAATCAATGCAATCCTTGACGCTATCAGTCAGGACATCGCAGAACGAGAAAAGGTGGCCGACAACGCTATGCACGTCCTCGAAAAGATGAAACCCTCTGACGTGGAGTATAAGGAAGCTAATCTCCAGTTCAGTGCCAACTCATTTGTTGCCGCCTATCTCAGACACATCAAGGACACTGTAAAGGACAAGGACTATCAGAGCCTCAAACGGCTTGAACAGTGCATCCGCTTCCACCACTACCAGCAGCATACCAAAGGCGCACTTGACGACCACCGAGACATATCTCTCGGCCAAGCAACAGTAGCCGTCATCCTAGGCGGATATGTAGAGCGCTTTTTCAAGTAACCCTCCCAAGTCAAACCAATAAAACCAAATCACAATGGAATTAACAACCTCCAACCAGTACAAGGCCCTCAACGAGGCTTCTTACAACAGTCTCGCCGCCTACGCATCCACAATCCCTGCGACCGTAACCCTGCACCCCGGATTCCTCACAATCGTAATCTCCGAGGACGCTACTAAGAAAGTCGGCGAGTTCATCGATGACAACGGCCTCGATTTCCGCATCAGTCAGATTGAGGTTGATGATGACAACCTCCGCGACGTGATTGACAGCGAGACCACCGACGCCAATACCCTCCGCAAAATCATCTACCAGTTGCTTGAAGAGAAGCGAGCAATGGCCGAGACTCACAAGAGCGTCCTCGATGACATCACCAAACAGTGCGACTCAGCCAAAGAGAACCGTGATATGTACCAGAAGTGGTACTACGAGACCAAGCAGGGTGCTGACAGAGTCAAGAGTCAAGTCAAGGCGATTGCAGTGCTGGTAAACTCAATCTTCCCTGAAGATTAACCTCCGCCAAGTCAAGCCAACCAATAACGGCGCTCAAGAGTGAGCAATGCCGAGGGCCAAGAGAGGCCCGGCCCCGAAAGGGGTTGAAAACGGAAGATTGGCAGAATGGTAATGCAGCGCCCCGCTAAGGCGTAAACCGAAAATCGGTTTGGGGGTTCGAGTCCCCCATCTTCCGCATCCAAAGAAGAGTACCTTGACGTATTGTAGATTCCGCTGAGACTGCCGGACGGGAGACCGCCGGAGAAGTCAGCGATGAGTAGTGGCCGATAAAGAAGCCGCCGAGTATGCCGAGAGGCGAAAGGCACTTTGAGACGGGTCGGTGCTACGATAAGAAAGAACCATCCGTGCTTATGCCGAACAATGGCGGATGGCGGGTTGAGTCGTGTCCGCCCGTGGCAAATGGACCGGTAATAACCAAGTATGCGAAGAACTCACAGCATCTGAGTTTCCACATATATAAATCAGAACGATGTAGCGCAGTTGGCAGAGCACTCGCAAGAGAGGACGGCGGTTCGAGTCCGCCCATCGTTCCCAATGAAATTCAATCACAACTAAATGGAAGCGAAATCAAATCCACCACGCAATCACACGGAGCAAGGAGTCATTGATATTTTACGTGAGTTCGGATATATTGAGACTACTGACGATGGTGGCACGTGGTTTACAAAAACTGGAAGCGAATACATCCTTGAACGGCAGTTAGACCTTAAAGACATACTAACAGAGTGCGATAAGACATATCGATATCTTGAAAACATGGGGAAAGATGTCTATACGCTCTGCCGAATCTATGAAGGCATTGGCCCTGTCCAGATACTCAGTGTTATCTCGGACGCGCTCAATAAGAAGAGGACCTATAAACGAGGGTTATTGTATGGAGCTATCTATGGGGTAGCCGCAACTGTACTACTTATCTTAATAATGATATTGCTTGTGCAATTAGCGATGTAATCCAATTTTGCGAATATCCCTTTTGGGCATAAAGAATAGATGCCGCATTCGCCTCGTCTTGGAGCCGCTGACTTTCCCTTTGGGCTTCAACAGATTTCATAAACTCAATGAAGCAATCTTTATTAATGTCACCGTATCCAGTCACGTTATACGCCTTGTTTGCAAGGTCATGTAGTACGGTAGCCTTTTCAGATGATATGCCCAGATACTCGGCAATGTCAGCATCATTCCACATCTCGCGTTGGCGGCATTCTCGGCCAACGCGATAGTTTTCAATTCTACTCATATTGTTATTTTTTGTTTGGCACCACAAAGATAACAAAATCAGGTGATTTATCACCCAAGAACGGTATAGCTCAGTCAGTAGAGCGTCAGGAACACTCCTGAAGGTCGTCGGAGCAAAGCCGACTACCGTTCCCAATTAATCTCAACAACAAATTATGGAGAATACAATAAGAATCGCCAGCGGAGGCGTTGCGGAAGAGTTCCGCAATTTGAAGGTAGGTGAGGCCATCGCATTTCCGATGGACATCTACAATCCGAATACCGTCCGGAACACGCCAAGTGCCTCCATGCTTAACGAGCGTGCTAAATTCGGTAAAAAGTGGATAACAAGCACCGACATGGAAGATAAATGTGTCTATGTCGCAAGAGTAAAGTAGAGCCTATGGGAAGAGGTCAAATCAATGCCGTAGATCCCTCGGCTATTTTATTGGAGAATATCCTCACGATAATGTCAGACTTTACATTCGGCAAGAAGGATGCCATGCACATTGTCGGAGGCGAAAAGAAGCTCACAGACCTTATCGCCGCCGGAAAGATAGAAGCCACTAAGCCGACCGAGGCGCAGAACGGCAAATGGTTCTGCAACGCAGCTCAGGTTTTGAGGCATTGTCGAAATACCAGGAAGAAAAAAAGATAACGATATATTAGCCCGAGAGGGTCGCTGTTATTAACCACATAGTGATGCCTTTGAAAACGCCCGTGAGGGCTTACAGCGTCAATCAATCAATCCCGATGGCCGGACGGGTTATTCCGGCTAATCTGGAACGGTACAACCAAGTGGCCAAGGTGACGCGGCAGACCATTGCCGCGATGCGGTAACGCTTCGCAGGTTCGACTCCTGTCCGTTCCTCCACCCAATTAGAATAATATCATTAACGCCGGATAGTCTGTGAAGATAGTCCGGTTTTTCACATGAGAGACTTGCAATCGGCGAGTGCAACCCGGATTGAACCGGGTGTAGGCAAATAATGGCGGCCGCTGAACAACCTACAAGCAGGTTCGACTCCTGCTCTCTCAACAACATCATCAACACATCATCAAAATGGATAAACCGACATTCTCAAAGCGTGTCAGTGGTGGAACTCGCGTCTACTACATAGACACCCACAAGGACAGCAAGGGCTCTCCTTATATTGCCATATCGGAAATTCCGACCGACAAGTCGAAAGGCCCAAAGAAACGGCAGCGTATCTTCCTGCACCCTGAACACCTCGACGAGTTTCAGGAAGCGCTCAACGCCGCGATAGACAACATTAAAAATGACATTGAAAGATGATCCGCTTGTTTTACTCGGCTGGAGCTGCCCGTATTGTGGAAATCCAACTAAACTCGTTGACGACTCACAAATCTACGGGCGCTCCTATGGAACCAAGTGCTACATCTGTGAGCCTTGCGGCGCATGGGTCGGATGCCACAAGAATTCAGACAAAGCCCTCGGTCGAGTTGCCAATAAGGAACTCCGACAACTGAAGCATCAGGCACATGAGGCTTTTGACCCAATTTGGAAAGAGGGCTATCTGCCACGGACTGCGGCCTACGAGGTTTTGTCAACCGCTTTCCGATTGCCAAAGGAGCAGACTCACATCGGAATGTTCGATGAGGAGTTGTGCCGCAAAGTAATCAGATTGTCAAACATAATTCTTAAATACGTCAGACAAAATGGCTAAACAAATTGAAGCAGGCAAATTTCTCGTCATCGAATGTACCGCCGGTGAACTGATGGATGCCGTCGGCTCTGACATCTGCATCTGCGACTGGTGCGATCGTCCCTGCCTCCCTTCGGACAAAGGTTGCTATATTGCCGTCCTCAATCATTGGTACTGTAAGAAGTGCTATGAAGAGTGGGTGGCCCGTGCCGAATGGTATCCCGAAGATGCCGATGTGGAGCGTAGGAATTTCAACTTCTACGCCCCTCGCCTGGGGGTCAAATGTCAGTAAATGTTAAGGCGTAAAATCTTGATAAAATGGTGTTTAATCTGTTTGTACCTCTCGTCAATCTGCCTTAACTTTACAGGTGAAATGAAACATAAGTCAAACCAATAAAACCCATTCACATGGAAGAAACAACTCCCAAACTCGTCTCCTACATGAGCGAGAACATCAACGAAATCAGCGCAGCTCTCTCTGCCTTTCAGGGCAGTGTCGAGCAGCCCAAACTCGAAAAAGAGGTCAAGGTCAAGACCAAGCCCGGCGGTTCCTACTCATTCAAGTACGCAGACCTCTGCGCGTGTGTGAAAGCCGCCACCCCGGCTCTCAAAGCCAACGGTCTCTCCGTCTGCCAGCTCATCAGCGAGGGCAAGCTCGTAACCATCCTCTCGCACAAGAGCGGCCAGTGGTTCAAGAGCGAACTGTTGCTCCCCAATCAGACATCCGACTATCAGGCTTATGGCTCCGCCATTACCTACCTGAAGCGTTACTCCTACTGCGCTATTCTCGGCATCGTGGCCGACACCGACGATGATGCCAACCTCGCCTGCGGCAATCAGGCCGAGTTCAAGGACCGAGGCCAGCACTCACAGCAACCTGCCGCAACGTTCACCGGCGCCCAACTTAAAGAGGCCCTTGAGGAACTTGGCCGATGTACCACGGCAGAGCATATCAACGCTCTGTGGCAGAAGTGGAGCAAAGCAGTTCCGGCCCTTTGTACCAAAGGCACCGAGTTCTATCAGGCTGTAAGTGCCAAATCTCACTCAATTCAAAATCCTGCTAAATGAGCGTAGAACTGATTAAAAGCCCGGTGGAGTTCAATGAGGAGCTCCACCGGTATGCCCTCGGCGATAAGCGACTGATGGGCATCACCGGACTCATTCATTCGGTCCTTGAATTGGGCGTCTATCCTGATGCAAGCGACTTCGTGAAAAACACAGCAATCCCCAGGGCCGGCCAGTATGGTTCATCAGTCCACAAAGCCATTGAGCTGTATGATGACCTCGGCATCAAGGAAACCACATACACCAATACCTTCGGCGATGAAGATTGGGACGTGAGCCGCGAACTTGAAAGTTACATCCGACACCGCCAGGGCTTCATGCCCCTTGCCAATGAGTACACTGTCAGCGATAATTTCCAATACGCCTCTCAGATAGACAACGTATGGATCCGCGAGAGTACCGGCGGCATTTGGCTGGCGGACACCAAGACCAATAACCTCAACTACTATCCCCTTGACGGCTACGGCCTGCCTAACTACTTCGCCAATCACGAGGACGGTCTGAAAGAATATCTCTCATGGCAGCTCTCCGTGTATGCTGTGTTGTTCGAGAGACAGAACCCCGGATTGAAAGTTGAAGGCCTGTGCGCCAACTGGCTCCGCAAGGGTGAGGCGGCTTTCTGGATTATCGAGCGCAAACCCGACGATCTCGTTCTTGAACTGCTGAAAGCAGTGTGGTATGAGTCCTTTGACGGCTCAATCGTCTATGAGCATCCCGACCGCAAACTCCTGCATCCTCAACTCGGACAGCGGCCCACAAGCGATGCTGAAAGCATCATGCCGGAAGATATGATTGCCTATGTGACCAAGCTGCTCAAGCAGAAACAGCACATAGACTCCGAACTCGACCGAGTGAAACCATTGATGAGAGAAGCGATGGAGAAGCGAGGTCTCAGAAGTTGGGACAGTGGTCTATTCAAGACAACCCTCGGAGCGGCCTCAATGCGACGGACATTCGATACAAAGAGTTTCGAGAAAGACCATCCCGACTTGGCCGCCCAATATTTCACCCAAAAGGCCGTCAGCGGCTCATTCTCAATAAAACTTAAAGATAACAGCGATGATTAAATTACAGATTACGGGAGGTGCAATAATTTATTCAATCTCCCCAGTGCAAGAGATACCCTCCAAAAACGGAGGCGATCCCTTCAGAAAGCGAGAGCTGATACTCGATGACTCGTGGTCCGACCGCGACGGCGTTGTGCATCCCAATTATGTACTGGTAGAGTTCACCGGCGACAAGATGGGGCTTCTCGACAACTTTCAGCCGGGCCAACGTGTCAACCTCGATGCCTGCGTCAACGGCCGAGAGTACAATGGCCGGATGTTCACGTCTATCAAGGGCCTCGGCATCACTCCCTATCAAGAACAACCTCAACAAGGTTTCGGCCAACAGCCTCAGCAAGGATATGCGTCCCAGCCTGCGCCCGAATATGGTGCATATCCTCAACAGCCGTCATATCCACAACAGCCTACCGGTCCACAGCAGGGCTACGCTCAACAGCCGAGTTACCCTCAGCAACCTGCCTATCCCCAACAACCGTCATATCCTCAACCTGCCGCCCCACAAGCGGCACCGTTCCCCGGCCAGTATCCTCCCGGCGCCCGCGCTCCTCAGGACCTCGGCGTAGACGGCTTACCGTTCAAGACCAATGGCTGAAGCTACCCTTACCAAGTGTAACGGAGAGGTGAGCATGGATAAGTCCTTTGACTACCTCTGCTCACTTCTCCAGAATGGAACTTACACTGTCAAGATAGTCCGGAAGACACAGCCGAGGACGGTCAGCCAAAATGCGCTGATGTGGATGTGGTTCAAGTGCATGGAAGAGGCGACGGGTACGCCTAAAGATGACATTCACGACTACTACAAGGCTAAATACCTCGGGCGAGATATAGCGGTCAGAGGCCGATGGATTCATGTGATAGGCAGCACTACCGATTTGAACACGCTCCAGATGACCGACTACCTCAACAAGATACAAGCGGATGCCGCCACTGAGTTCGGGATAAACCTCCCATTGCCGGCGGACAGGCATTACCAAGACTTCATTAACGAATATAGAAACCGATAAATCGGGCGGCACCAAATGCCGTCCGATATTTTTCACCTCAAAACTACAACAATGGAATTAAAAATCAAGAAAGCCAAACTAACCAAGTGTGGCAGCGTAGAGGCGACGTACATCGACCAGGACGGCAACGAGATTACCATCAAAGGCAATCATCGCGCCCATGTTGACTTGCGCAGTCGCCTTCAGGAGCTGGTGCCATTCTTCACGGAACTGACCGAGCAAAAGGAGGCAGACCACATCGATTGGGATGCTCCACACAGCGAGGCAAACAACGAGCTGCTCAAACAGATTTCCGTGACAGCCGTCAGCAAGGGCGGAGATGACTCTGCTCCTTTCATCGTGATGACCGGCAAACGCATCCTCCTGACGCGAAAAGTCCTCAACTTATGCTCTCCCGGCGTTGACCTCGGCGACGAGTCTTTAGTCCACGGCGACGAGTTCGACATGGCCGTGCAGGCATT